GGTAAAATTCACGGACCATATCAGCACCCTTGTTATATCCTTGATAACGACCCAGACAGTAGCCCAGGAATGCGCCGTATGCTAGTGCCATTAGGATTAAGATTGTGTTTGATTCCATTTAAAACTCCTTTATTAATTGTTATAATGCTATTATAGCAAAAAGGTTTTTAATGGTCAACCGTAAAAAACCCGTCATTTTGGCAGGTTATTGCCAGTGCGCCAGTATTATTTGATCCAAAACGTTTTCAGGTTTGGGTTTTCCATGAAAAATCATCACGCTGGTCAGACTGGTAACCTGTGTTCCAACTCCAGGAGTTTGATATTTCTTGCGTCTAAAATCATATCCGCCGTCCAGACATTGCCAACGCCAGCTTTGGATTCGACTGGTATCAAAAAATCTACGTTGTTTAGATGTGATAACTTCTGTCAGATAGTCTTGGTCACCGTGATAGCGTTTTATGACGTCCTGAAGGTCTCTAGAGATAAATGAATCCCAGACCTGCTGATAGTGGTGTGTGTTCCACCACATGATGCTGGAATTCAAGCCAGTGTGAGTATGTCTCCAAAGATATTTAAAATCTCTCACTGCCCAAAAATATGCAGTGGGTTGTTGCCAAATCCAATCTATGTTGTCAACAATCACAGTATCTAGATCAAAATACAACAAAGGACCAGAATGATGTCGGGCATTAAACAGTTGCATTTTGTACCACCAACTCTTTTTTGGACCGCTAATATTCCATTCTATCAATTCGTGCTTGATCATAGGTGCTGGCACTGGCCTATCAGCCTCGGTGTAGACATGTAGTCTAATACCTGGGGTAATATGTCGACTTAACATATTATAAAGTCGCTCCACATAGGTCCACGAATAGGCATCGCCGTGGATCACACAGGCGCAGTCTATAGGTCCAGTTGGGGTTGTAGGCGTTGTAACCATAGTCCTTGTTGTATTTCTTTAAGGGTATATTCAGTGTGACAGATTTCAATCAACCACTGATCACGATCTATCGTATATCGTTGATCAATATTTTCTATTTGTATGCTCACAGGATGGGCCAGACTGCTGACGTCCACAATGGGTCTAGTTCCTGCAAGCGCGGCCTGTATACCAGGACCTGAATTGTGATTGATGATGGCGTGGCAATCAAAGGCCAAGTTATAGCTGTCATAGGTGTTGGTTATCTTGACAGGTTGTTCTATCTCAACATCCGGAGGCAAGTGTACAAGCCCAGCCCAATCCAATGCACTTCTGGGGTGTGGACGCACCACAATAGGACGATCAGTGACTGTGCGTAGTCGTTCTACTTGTTGGACAACCCATCCTTCCATGCTCACGAGACCCGCTACCTGCAGACTGCGGGCATGCTGGGCGGCGATCACGATCCTGGGATTTTGGCTTAAATTGATGGCCAAGCTGATGCCCAAGCGTCTAGGGCGATCCTGATCCAAGTTTTCTGTGTGTCCATAATATCCGTTGGCAGTAATAGAATTCAAAGCTATCTTCCAAGTTTCACCGCGGTACAAGGACCCCACATCTATGACTATCACAGGACGTCCTTGACTTCTATAGTGACTCCATACTGCTTGATTAGCGGCCATGCGACCTGACCACAATACTGACCATATAATCGCGGCATCTGCATCCATACTGTTTTCTATAGCAGTTATGCCGGCACTGCGTAGGCTGTTCAGCATGGCCGCAATGACAGGAGTGCTGTTTTGAGCACACTGCAAAGGAAAGTAGGCCACTGACTTGATCACTAAATATTCAACATGAAATATACTGTAATTACCTCGTTTAATGCCGAGGGTCTAAAACAATATGGCCAACGCATGATTGATACTTTTGAAGCCAATTGGCCAGCCGAAGTTGATTTGATTGTTTGTGCTGAAAATTGTATGCCTGTTGTCCGTAGACCAAATACTCGAATACACGATCTGTTGGCGGTCAGTCCGGGTCTTCGGGCATTTGTTGAACGACATAGAAACAACCCCAAAGCACACGGATTGGATGGTCCACCCGAAGTATGGAATCCTAAAAAATCTTTTCGTTGGAATGCGGTAAGATTTTCATACAAGGTGTTTAGTGTTGCTCTTTGCGAAAAAGAGTTGAGTAGCGGATACATGATTTGGCTAGATGCCGATAGTCATACCCATAGCTCTGTGCCCATTGAATGGCTGTCTACGGTATGCCCTGCCGATGCCATGATCAGCTACCTAGGACGTGACAAATATCATTCAGAATGTGGCTGGGTAGGATACAATTTAGAGCATCCAGAGACTAGAAATTTTATTAGAAAATTTGTGGGCATGTACAACACCGATGATATTTTTAAAGAACGTGAATGGCACGACAGCTACATCTGGGACGTGGTTCGCAAACAATATCAGGCCAACAATAGGTTTTTCAACTTGAATCCCAGCTGGGAAGACAAGGGTCTTGCCGGCCATCCGTTTATCAATAGTGAACTAGGGCTATACATGGACCATGTCAAAGGCGAACGTAAACTACAAGGCATGAGTCGTCCTAAAGAAGTAGTTATGCATCAGAATCATCCGTACTGGCAACAAGTACTTAAACAACAAGGAAAAAAATAATGTATCAATCACACCGCTGGTGGTTTCCAGACCAAGACACACACTTTGCTAAAATGTTAGACAGAAATATTGAAAAGGGCGGCCAGGCAGTGTATCAAGAACCTGTACGCAGAGCCAGCATACCCTATTGTAAAAAACACGATGTGGCCTTGGATATAGGTGCCAATATAGGTTTATGGGCTCGCGATCTTTGTCAATTTTTTCAACGAGTACATGCCATCGAACCTGTGGCTGACTTTAGAGACTGTTTGATAAAAAATGTTCCAGCTACAAATTTAAAAATTCACGATTGTGCCTTGGGTGCAGAGAACAGCATGATTGACATGATTGTGGTTCCAGAAAATACCGGACATAGTCATGTTGATACTGAAAGTTTTGGTCGCGGCAAAATACAGATGAGAACCTTGGACAGCATGGATTTGCCTCCGGCTGACTATATCAAACTGGACTGTGAAGGCTATGAGTACAACATTATTTTAGGTGGTGAAAACTACATTAAATCTTGCAAGCCTGTTATAGTAGTTGAACAAAAATTTCACAAAGACACTGGCACAACAGACAACGGCGAAGCTGTGGAACTACTAATAAGTTGGGGTGCTAAATTATTACAACAGAAAAAACACGATTTGATCATGGGTTGGGGTGAACCTTTGCAAATAACCAACAACCAAGCCACAAGGTTTTTACGGGGCTTAGAATCAAGGTAAAACGTGTATCTATTATTAAATCATGATGAGGCAGTGATTGGACTGGCTAAAAGAATACTGGCACAACACTTAAAAAAAATTGAGCCAACCTGGAGCCATACCAATGCCTACCTAGAAAAAATCAACCTGCGTATGAAAAAATCTGGGCTGATTGAAATTGACTTTGCCGCGCTCAACGGTCTTATCAAACAAGACCTAGAAGAATACAAAGATTCCATAGTAATTGAATACAAAAAGAAATATCGCCCGTTGGTACGTTGGTTGGCAGGAAACTTTAAAAACATCAACGTTGACCGTGGCTATTTGTTGCACAAGTATATTAACAGCAATGCCAGAAACTTTGTTAAAACCGTAGGACAACAACTGACTGATCAGCCTGTGTGGGCGTTGCCAGGAGATCCAATTCCCAATGATCAAACAGTGGTTTTAAGAAATGTCATCAACAACAAATCCGTTATACAACATCGATTGGCAAACCGTCTACCTTTCTGGTTTGTTGATACTGGCTACACTAACTTCGTAACTGGTAAAAAACGTTGGCATCGCCTGGTAGAAAATCACATACACCATTCGTTGTTAAAAAAAAGTTGTTTTCCAGCAGATCGTTTACACTTGTTACCCAGCATGCCAACGCCGTGGCGTACCGACGGGGACGCAATATTGGTTGTTGAGAACAGTGAATATCATTATCAAATGTTTGGAACTACATTATCTGCCTGGCGTGAACAGGTGCGTACAGAACTACAAAAACACACTGACCGTAGTGTGGTATTTAGATCCAAAGAACTTAATCGTAAAATACGTGACAACCTGTATGAACATCTACAAGAGTCCAACTATTATTGCGTAATCACCGATGCCAGTTCGGCTGCAATAGAAGCTGTGTGGGCCGGTATTCCTATCATTACCTTAGGTCGGCATATTTCTACAATGGTGGCTCGCACTAGACTGTCTGATGTCAATGACCTATATCGTGAGTCCATTGGCAATTGGCTATGTGCTGTGAGCTACAGTCAGTTTACAGAAAAAGAACTGTACAATGGAACTGCATTAAAATTGATAAAAAAATATCATGCATGATGTTGTGGTGTATCTTTCTAGTCTACCTAGAATAGCAGACCGCAATCGTAAGGTTGAAGTATTGCAAGCCTTTGCTGAAGGTGCACGGGCACAAGGTGCCAGTGTATTGGTTCAAACAGAACTGCGAGTGGTAGATTGTCGCCTGGCAGTGATCTTGGGCTGGGTTGGCACTAAAATTCGCGGTCCTCATATACAACTCAGACGAAATGTAATTGATCATCAACGACGCATCGGACAACATGTCATGCCCATTGATGCCAGCTGTTTTAAATTTGTAGATACAGACAGCTATTTTTTACGTTATAGCCTAGACGGAGTGTTTTATAACAGCAACAACTATGCCAATGCCAACAGTGACGGTTCTAAGTGGCAACAGATTCAGACCAGACTTGATCTTGATTTAAAACCCTGGCGCGACAATGGAGATTATGTGTTGGTGTGTTTGCAACGTGATGGTGGATGGTCAATGAAAGGCACTGACATGACGGCCTGGACTAGACAAACTGTACAACGTCTACGATCAATTACCAACAGGCCTATCGTGATTCGTTCACATCCAAAACATAAAATAAATTTGTCTGAATTAACTGGATTGGCTGGAGTAAGTGAAAGTGTCAACGGTAGCACGTTACAGCAGGACTTGTCCAATGCTTGGGCGGCAGTATTTTGCAATAGCTCAAGCAGTGTAGCTGCTGTGCTGGCCGGTGTACCTGTGTTTGCCGACGATGATGATTGCGTAGCTTGGGCAGTGGCCAATAAAGATCTGGCACAAATTGAGTCACCTGCTATGCCAGATCGAACTCAGTGGCTCTATGATCTCAGTGCCGCACACTGGACTGATGAAGAAAGTTGCAGTGGTGCAATATATCAACGGTTTGTTGAATACTTACAATAGCCCAGGCCAAGCCAGACAACATTTCATCATGTGTGAATTGTGAATAACTCAAATGTCGTAGCCAAGACTCTTTGAGATCTGAATCAACATCAGGCAAAGAATCAATTTGTTGGATATCAAATGGACATACTTGTGTGGCTCCCGTACGGCCCAAACTAACTACAGGAATATTGTGCATGGCCGATTCTACTGCACAGTTGCTGGTATAGACAACCACAGCATTTATATCCTGTTGCAGTTGATTTACAAATGTGTCTTCAACCAATCTTTGTGTTCGATTCATGGTTCTTCTTCTTACAACAATCTCTCTGTCTGTGTGTTTTTTAATCAACGCTGTAGTATCATTGATCCATTGTTCAGGATCGCCAAGATTCATTGTTGTGCAAATTTTAGAATCTGGTGGAATTAGCAATATACGATTTCCTCGGCGGAATTCAGTAAGATCTGGGTTGGCAATATCTAGGCGATCTCTTGATCTCTCTACGATCGGAAACCAGTTGTGATAAGCATTTTTAGTGACCCGTAGATAATTTTTCTTTTTGGTA